AGCTCGTACCGGCCGTCCTCGAACACATGCAGCACGGCACGCTGGTCGATGGGAACGTCCTGGCCGTAGCCGCACCGCTCATACCCGTCGTGGTATGCGGCCAACTGCCAGAAGAACTTGTCCTGCACCTTCTTTGAGGTCTTCAAATCGATCAGGTAGAAGCCGCCTGCGACCTTCTCGAACCTGTCCGACCGCTTCGGATACGACTTGACGCACACTTCTGCCGCCTTCGGCATCAGACCGATCAGGTCGAACCGGCCAGCGAACTTCCGTTCGGGATGACCGACCATCACTTCGCTGGCACGCGGGTCAATGCCGGAATGGGTGATGAAGTCGAGTAGCCCCTTCACATACCCGGCCTCTGATGGGTGATGCACGTCCGGGTTGGGCAGCACGTTCTGGGTTGCCCATGTCTCGAAGGAGTCATGGACAGAGGTGCCCCGGTCTGCCGCCCTGTCCCGCGTGTCATGCACCGTGAGCTTGTGGGCCTTGATCCAGTCCAGCACCACCTCGTCGGACGTTTCCAGGGCTTGTGTTGACCGGCAGAACTCCATTGCCCCGTGGATGCCGATGCCCTGGCCCCACCATGCGCCGGCACCGAACGCGCCGACGATCTCAAGCAGGGTCGTGATCGACGGCACCTCTTCGCTGTCGATCGTGTACAGGCGGCGAGGGGCAGCCTGGTAGTAGATGTCGAACCCGGCAGGCACCGTGACCTGGGAAACCCCACGGGGGGAAGAGTCAGGGGTAGCGCCCGACTCCTCCCCCTCTGTGGTGGGGGAGCCGGAGGGAAAGGAGGGGGAAACCTCCGGCTCTGACTGCGCCCGTTGGCGCAGTTCTTCGAGGCTCATGCCGCGTACTCGTCCGCCCAGGACAGGTACAGCTCCGTCAACTCGCGCAGCTCCGAGTGGTGCGAGACAGGATCGAGTCCTGCCGCTGCGAACGAGTCGATGGCGCGTCCCAGCGCGGCCCAGTAGTTGATCGACTTCTGGCGGGTATCGGGGGAAGTGGGAAGGGTCGCGGTGCTGGCCGTCGTGGTGGGCGGCTGCACGAACGACGGGGCGGCAGCACCGTTCACCGACTTCAAGTAGCGGTTCGTGTACTGGCCGTTCTGCTGGGTGTCGAAAGCGATCGACACCGGCTGGTTCAGGGACGCAACAAGCTGCGATGCCAGTCCCTCGTCCAGCGTCGAATAGTCCAGCCCTGCCGTGTCCGTGAACACGTTGCGGACGTACGGCTTGCTGGTCTTCTGTGACACCCCCGGCCATGCCTTGTGCTGCACGAAGGTGACGGTTGCCGTCTCCAAGACCTTACCCCTTTCGGTAGTGTTGCGGTAGCATACAGGTAGCCCCGGACGGTACGGTGATCGGCACGTCCGAACCCGATGCTATTCTGGTCTGGTGCCTGTCCGGCACCCCGCCCTGTCATGCGGGACACAGCCGTCAGAGGGCGTGTGTCAGCTTGGGGAAAAAGACGGCAGGCTGGAGGGACGACGCCTACTCGGTCGGGGAGGCCCAGGGAGACGTGACAGATTCACGGTCTTGGATGAACGAATGAGTGAACTAACTAACTAACTCATTCACTTCTGGAAAGGACAAGGGCGCGGGGGATGAAGGAGGCAGAACGTCCTGGAACGGATGCGAGGTTACCGTCCGGAACGAATGATACTGTTCTGCTTCGTGTCCAGGACAGATCCGATCATGCCGTTCGGGTTCAACCCCCGAAAAAGAGAACCCTGTCCCGACTGTCTCCTTCGCAACGACCTTGACCTGTTGTGCCGGGTGAAACCAACCCGGTATTCCCAGGTGAAAGCCTGCGCCGGCTGCCAGGGAAAAGGCTGGGTGCATGTGGAGAAGCAACGTGACCCGTACTGGACAGGCAGGGGCAAGTGAGGCCACTTCTCCTGGATCTGTTCTGTGGTGCTGGCGGTGCCGCGATGGGGTATCACCGGGCGGGGTTCGACGTGGTTGGCGTGGACATCAAGCCGCAGCCCGGATACCCTTTTCCCTTTCATCGTGCGGGAGCTATTGGGTTCCTGGCAGACGCAGTAGATGCCTATATGCCGATGAACGGCTACTGGGGCGCTATCCACGCATCCCCGCCGTGTCAGCGGTTCTCAACAACAGCCGCCCTGCACGACGAGGAATACCCCGATCTGATAACGCCACTACGACCATTGCTGGAACTTGCAGCGTCGGAGGGCGTTCCGTGCGTGATCGAAAACGTTGTTGGAGCGCCCCTCGAAAACCCGGTGATGCTGTGCGGGTCGTCTTTCGGCCTGGGAGTGCGCCGGCACAGGTTGTTCGAGTGCATTGGATTCGACATAGGACTGGTGCCACCATGCGCCCACTATCTGCAACCAGAACCGATCGACGTGACCGGCACCGGGGGCAGGCGCATCAATGAACGCACATCCGCCACCAAGGGCGGCAACAGCCGCAAGCCACGCAACCTCACGGAAGCCCGCGAGGCAATGGGCATTGACTGGATGACAAGAAAAGAGCTGGCCGAAGCCATTCCTCCCGCATACACCGAGTTCATCGGCAACCAACTGATCTCCCAGATCCGATGACAGACGACCATGAGATTGACGAGTACATCGATGAGATGTATTTCCGGGAGCTGATGGAAGGCGAGGACAATCACGGCCGACGCAAGGGCGTCGGATCATGGAGCGAGCTGAACCCTGTCATGCAGGACGTGTACGAGTCGGGTTTCGAGATCCTGCGGGGCGACATGATGCACAACCCGACGTTCAAGCACGGCACCCTGTACGCCTACGCTCGCCTCAACTGTCGTTGCGACGAATGCAGAGCCACATGGAGGGAGTACATTCGTGCATACCGAAAGCGCCTGTAAAACACCTATTAGTGAGGGAAAGAATCAGTCCTCTCTCGAACGCTTGAGGCGCGAACGAACCGCGAAACGCTCAGACGCGAGGGAGGCTCTGTTCCTCGCCGTCTTTCACAAGACATTCCCTAACGCTGTCGAGGTGACAGATGCCGTTCGATGAGTTCAGGATGAGCGGGCAGCCTCGCGTCATGCTCACAGAGGGGGAGGGGGACATTCCCCTGGAAGAGTTTGAGATCTCGTATCGGACTGCGCTCTCGCATCTGCAAAGGATCGGCAAGCGCGGCGGGTTTTTGCTGCTGACTGTCGAGCCTGATTCTGTAGAGGAGGATGCGTATACAACCGGCATGTTCACGAGCTGTGGTGAGGCCGGCGTCCCCTCCGATGTCCTGTTTGCCGCATTGACAGAGTGGCTGGGCATCATTGGCGGTTACCTCGGATCAGAGGATGACGAGTGATCCCGTTCTTCAATCGCCGTGTAGCGGGGTTGCAGCTTCGCCTCGCATCGGAAACAGCGACGACGATCACCCTCGCATGGGATCCGGTCAAGTGTGACGGCTTCCGGTTCACTCACCCGTCGGGCAAGAGGTCGCATACCTGGGACGGTTCCAGAACGTCAGTCCGGTTTAGCAAGGTGCCTCACGGGGTTTATTCTGTAGAGCCGTTCACTGTGAACGAACGGGCAGAGTACGTTTACGAGGTCTGAGAGGCATCATCCTCGCCTCACTTTCCGATGATCGTCTGTAGGGCTTCGATAAGCTCCCTCGCCTGATCGTCTGTCAGGTATGCGGCAGCCCTCGTCTCGCCGTAGTCTCCGAGCTCGTCCGGCTCGTCTGTTCCATCATCCCAGGAGATGAGCAGGCTCACGCTCTCATTGAACCGTGAGACGCTAACCTCGCATCCTGCATCCTTCGCCGGGACTGTGTAGGTAGTACGCATGATCCCTCCTTGGTAGGTTTGGAGCGGGCGCTCCCGCCCCTGCCCGAAGGCAGGAGCGGCAACGTCGGCCCTAGTCCTCGTCTGTAGCCTCGTCTCCCAGCCTGCGCGCTAGCCTCTCCGCGATCATGTAGAGACAGACCTGCGCTGCCTTGGTCATATCTGAGGCGTCATAGCCAAGTTCGGATGGATCCTCCTGGTATGCGGCCAGGTCTACGAACGTCGCCCAGAGGTCATGCGTATACACGGGGACGCATGAGTCAGCGATCTCAGAGGCCATGTCATCATCCCATGATCCCGCGTACTCGATCTGCTCTCGCGTCGAATCCGCGACAGACTCTAGGAACCTTGCACCGGGCGACTCTGTAGAGTCCGGGCCGGCACATTCGGCCATGTTCGCCAGGGCAAACACGGTATATGTCTCGGTCGTCACTTCCCCCGCCTCACTTTCTTCCACGGTGGCACGGGAAACGGCAGGCCAGCCTCCTGGGCAAGTCTACGACGTTCCCGTGTAGGGATAGTCTCGGAAATACAGCGCACGGCCGGGGCTCTCTTCACTTTCGAGATCCTGCCTGTCGGCGTCCGGGGAATGAGGGAATCGAGCACGGCCTCCGCTGACTCCCCCTCCAGAATGAGCCAATCCCCGAATCGGCCAGTCTCTAGCTCTACGATGTAGCGTGGCATGGTCTACTCCTCATCCTCTCGTATATCTAGCAGGAGCAGGGCGATCCCCAGCCCGTAGCAGGCAAGGGCCGCGATCACGATCCAGTCGTAGGCGAGCATTACTTGACCGCCGTGGGATCGACCGCGCGGTAAGACTTCGGACGCGCGAGATTGACTGCGAGAGCGGACGTAGGCTCCCCCGGCTCGTCATCCCATTCCACGCGGATACGATCCGGGGACGATCCGGGAGATTGCAGGATGGCGACAACTGTACCTTCCCTGTCGGCATACTCGGATGCCTGGATACTCGCCAGGAATCGCGCCGAATAGCAGACTCGATCCCCAACACTAGGATTGAATGCTGACTCGGGCACTGGATACCTCCTTTGGTAGGTGGTTTGGAGCGGATGCTCCGGACGCGGGCCGAAGCCCGCATCCGCAACAGCCCCTCTAGGAGAGCATTTCCGCGAGCTCTCGCGCCTCGTCCGATGCCCAGTCCATGCGCGGCATTCGAGTAGTCTCCCGAACGGTGTCAACTATCAAACCGTAAGCCTCCGCTCGGGTGACTGCGCCATCCCTCGAATGCGCGGAAACGGGAAGTCCGCAGAACCATCTAACGCCGTCGGACGTATGCCATTCTCCGCTGAGTAGATAAAGCCCCATTATGGTGTACCTCCGTTGGTAGGTGTGGAGTCGTAGGGCGTACTACAGGTTACGACCCTGAGACGAGATTGTGATTCTTCCCGTACTTGTAGGGGACGAATCGCACGATAAATGGATCATCCCCTGTCGGCGTGGAATACCCATCCCTCGTCTCTACCGTCACAAACCCGGAAACCGTCGTTCCCTGCGCGCTAACCCTCGCAGGGACAGAGAAGAATGTATCGGCCGTTCCGCCCCGAAAAGCCCGAATCTTCCCATCTGGGCACAGAGCGTAACCCTTACAGGTATGTCCCCGGGGTTGCGAAAAGTCTAGGGATGTACCGTCCGCGTATTGCATGGTTCCTCCCTCGTGGTAGGTGGTTTGGAGCGGATGCGCTCCGACCCTCCCCGGACTAGCCGGGAAGAGTCGCAGGGCGTCCTACAGGTTCGGCGTATCGACAACCTCGAACGAACGCCCTAAATCGTGGTTCCGGCCGGCGTCTCGCATGTATGCCTGCCCGAGAGTCCGGTCTAGCCACCCTTCAGGGTCTCCGCCGAAGTCTCGCAGGCTATCCCGGTAGTCTCTCACCTGCTCGACCATGTAGCGGACGGCCTCCCGGAACGTATGGAACCTGGCAGGGTCGGGATCGTCGGGCAGATAGCCGGGAGTGTTCTCGATCACGGTATACGGCAGGGATTCGACAATCTCGCATCCGCAAGTGCCGCAGCAGATACCGGTCGCAGGGTCGCACTCATCCCACGGTGCGATGACGCCTGCATCGGGGGCAATGTCTCCATCCTCAGAACGCCCAAAAGCCTCTTCGGCGCATGATGGGCAATGCGTATCGGCGTTGTAGGTGTATGCGATTGGCTCGTGCATGTTCCCTCCCTAGTGGTAGGTGGTTCCTAGGCGAGTCAGAATTCCCGCAACTTCAGCAGCGACACTCGTCGCATCGTCCGCATCCCGAGGGATGAGGTACACGGTAACTCCCTCGTCCTGCTCGTCCTTTGAGAAGTCATAGAACCCGAGCACCCACTGGGCCTCCCGCGTGAGCCAGACTTGACGCCCCAGAAACCGGGCATCCTGCGAGAGGTCGATTGCGAGAACCGTGCATCCCCCGCCCGTGTTCAGTACGCCACACTGGAAACCTGTAGCGGCCTCCATAGCCTCCAATAGTTCCGGGCTATCCTGATTCAATTCGTAGTACATGTTCCCTCCCGTGGTAGGTGTCATAGAGAACGGTAGCACCGCTACCGGAAAGAGTCAAGTATGCCATGTTCCGCCCTAACCTCAGCCGGTAAACCCTGCCGCTCCAGAGTGAAGCCTGGGGAGAAGTTCTGTCCCGTACACGGTATGACGGATGCTGCTAGGGAAGAGAGACTGTCCCGGATGAGGGAGACATCCGTACAGGTACGCAAGGAACGACTACGGAAAAGAGAAGAGCAGGAAGAGGTAGCACGACTAGGGGTTAGGGCCATGATGGGGCAGAGATTGGAGGCAGAAGCGGACGCGCTGACAGACAGGCTACGCAGTCTGGCCCTGTCTGAGGATGACTCGATCGCCCTGCGAGGCATCGAGCTATGGCTATCCCGAGTGTACGGCAGGCCTGTCCAGCCGACCGAGGATAGGACTGAGCAGGCACCCTCCCTACCCCAGGATATCCTGGCCCTGTCCCCGGAAGAGCGCCGTACCCTGCTGAGGCTGGCCGAGACTGGCTAGCCCACTACTAGCCCACTACCCGTGGGGCTAGTGCCCAGGCGGTATCCACCCTATGACCCTCCACAGGTAGGAGAGTAGGACAGAGGGAAAGAGGGACAGGCTAGGCAGGTAGGCATGCACGGGCATGCACGAGGCATGCATGCAATACATCAATGAGAGCGGCACCGGCGGGCATACCGGGGGCCGTACCCCGGCGCAGCCCGCATCGACAGAGGAATCGTAACTAGAACCCCTCGTCAGACGAATCAGCCAGGGCTGCGTGCCTGGTATTGACCTTCCGGAATCCTGTCTTTTCCGGAATCCTTCTTCTTTACCCCTTGTATGGCTCTGAGAGCCTCTCTAACGCACAGAAAGGGCCTGGATGGCCGCGAGCATCTTCAACATCTCCAAGGGCCGCTGGGGCGAGTTCTATTACCGCGTCAAGAACAATGACGGGGCGAACAGCGCGATCATCGTTCTTGCCCTGGCAACGTCTGGTCTGGAGTCTGACGCAACGCTTTTGGACACGGATTCGGTGTCTGCGATGTTGTCTGGGACGACTGCCGAGGTGACGAACACGAACTATGCCCGGAAGACGTTGACTGACAGTGATCTGTCTGCGTTTGCGGCGGATGATTCTAATGATCGTGTGCAGCTTGGGTTGCCGGATCAGGAGTGGAATCTTGTGGGTGCCGGGGATGATTGGTCGAAGATCGTGGTTGCGTACGATCCTGATACGACGGCGGGAAATGATTCTTCGGTGATTCCGATGTCGTTGCATGATTTCGTGGTGTCCCCTGACGGGTCGAACATCACGGTTCGTTTCACTTCTGACTGGGCGAGGGCAGCGTAAATGGCAGACGGCGTTCCGATTACTGCTGGATCAGGCACGACGATCCTGACCGATGATACGGGGGCGGGGGGCCATGCCCAGGTCATCAAGCTGGCGATATCGCAGGACGGTGTGGGGGATCTGATTACCGCGACGACGAACGGTCTTTCGGTGATTCCGAGGATCGTGGCCGCGTACGGTGATCTGTTGGCGTTCTCTTCCAGCGAGGATCTGGACGAGACGGAGGAGGAGGTGAAGGGGTCTGCCGGTGCTGTGGCGGGCTACTACTTCTACAACGCCTCCACGTCCGCCAGGGTGCTGAAGTTCTATGACAACACGGCTGGCGGTACGACGGTCGGGTCAACCGCGACCAATTTCAAGTTCAAGTTGCCACCGTCGGCTGCCGGCCATATCGCGTTCCCGTACTGGTTGCAGTTCTCGAACGGGATCACGGTGGCCTGCACGACCGGGTATGCCGATTCCGACACGACCGCCCCGACCGCGAACGACGTGAGCGTCGTGGTCTTCTACGTCTAGGAGATTCTGTGGCTGACAATGTGACGTTCACCAACTCAGGCACGGGAGCTGTTCCGAACGGGACGGTGATCGCGTCGAGGGATTCCGGTTCGGGACAGTGGCAGCAGGTCGATGTTGGGCCTGCGGTGGCAACGGCGGTGACGGGCGGACAGTACGCGCTGTCCGTGTCCACGTCCACCGTGACGACCCTGACCGTGCCTTCCGGTGCGACGCATTGCTGGCTGTCGGTGGAGCCGACCTCTGTGGCGATCCGTTGGACACGCGACGGCAGCGCCTCCTACCCGACCACCACCCAGGGTCATTATTTGGCGGGCGGTGACGCGATCGAGTTGGACAACCTGTCGAACGTCCGGCTGATCGGGATCACGAACGCCGCGACCGTCCAGGTCAGCTACCACAAGTACGTGTAGTGCGCCAGTCCAGGGGCAGATACCAGTCTCGTTCGGAGCAGATCGGGTCGTCGTTGTCGTACGACTCGAACTTCAACCCGAAGAAGGTGCAGATCATGGTGTCATCAAACGCCGACCACTCGAACGCTGTGCCGCTCTCTGGATCCCTGTCGGGAACGAAGTACGTGTTCGTGCCGAACTATCCCGGCATCACGAGCGTGTCGTTCTACCTGGACGGCACCCTGGTGCGCACAGAGGCCGCTGCGCCGTGGGACTATCAGGGCACCACGGCTGGCAACGGCAACCCGTGGGACACGTCGGCTGTGGCGGACGGGTCGCACACGATCCGGGCGGACGTGACCGCCGACGGCCGGGTGTACCAGACCCAGTCGTCGTTCGTGACGATCTCCAACACCGACACCGGCCTCCCTGTCGCCACGACGAACTACGACAACGGGGCCGCGCTCGACTCACAGTGGGCCGGATACCAGTTGTCCGCCGGGAACTCCGTCACCAATGTTGCGGCTCCGAGTGCGGTCAATGCTGGAGGCAACGTCGGCGTGGGCCGTGTCTTGCGTGTGATCAACCTCGACGGCGGCGACCTGTGGGGCCATGAGCGCGCCCAGTGGCGGGCTGGTTGGCCGTGGGGCGGCTGGACATACGACGAGCAGACACAGGTCGGCACGGACGCCGTGTTCTCGTTCTCGATCATGGTGCCGTCGGGATCCCAGTTGTCAACGAACAACGGCTGGGGGTGGATCGAAGACCTGCACAGCGGAGGCTCTGCGAACGCAACGGCAACGTGGAACTGCTGGGGCATCAATCTCGGGTCAAGCCGCAACCTATCGTTCCAGTGCTGGGGCGGCCCCGTCTATCCCAACGGCCAACTGCGTCCTGCCGGAACGTCGGGCAATAACCGATCGTGGGGGCCGATCTCGTTCGATACGTGGTACAACATCCTCATCCGTCTGCGTCTCGGGGCCGACAACAACGGCATCGCGGAAGGGTGGGTTGCCGCGAACGGGCAGACGACGCCAGCCAAGCCGCTGGACCTCGTGAACATCCCGCTCCACACCTACGACAACCTGACCGACTGGAAACAGGGGTACACGCGGGATCCGGCAGCCAACGGGACGACCACGATCTATCACGACAACTCGATGCTGTGGGCTGTTCGCAACCCGAACTACGGGACGACCAGCGTGGCGCAGGGAATCGCCAACGCGTTCGCCCACTACGGGTGGATCTGACATGGCCGTCTCGATTCTCGGCTCTATCACCAAGTCGCAATACACCGCCACTTCGGTGTCGCACACGGTCACGTCCGGCACCGACGTGCTGTACGTGCTGATCGGCAACCGTTATACGGACGGTGACATCGCCAGCGTTTCATGGAACGGATCCAGCATGACGAAGGTCGTGGGCAGCGGCACACCGGATTTCCGGGTGGCTTGCGTGATCTTTCGGACAATCAACCCGACCGCCACCACCGCCAACATCACCTGGACAAACGCAAGTTCGCGTAACTTTTTCCTTGCTGCCGTGAACCTTGCCGGGGTGGACACCACCACCCCGGAGGAGGACACGGACTTCAAAGCACCGTCGTCCACGGGCACGTCGTCGTCTCTGGCATTGACGTCGCAGACGGGCGGGCTGGTGTTGGACGTGTGCGCCAAGATTGAGGACGGCGTTGACGACACCTGGACGATCGGTGGCGGGCAGTCGGATCTGTACGGGGTGTACGACGCATCGTACAACCCTGGTGTGATCGGCGCGTCATCGTATGAGGCCGGGGCTTCTAGCGTCACCATGTCGCATTCGTGGTTGAACAGCGACTTCTACTCGCAGGCCGCCATCGCCGTCAAGCCCGCCTCGGGCACATCGCTGTTCCCCCTTCTCGGCGTTGGCTAGATGCTTCTCCTTGCTGCGGAGTACACGGCATCGCAGCCACCGCTCCAGTCCTCGCAGGCGCAGCTTCCGCTGCTCCTCGCGGGGATTGTCACTGGCGTAGGCCAGGAGATCGCGGTTGACATAGCCGTGGAGACGGACACGGCCCTGGACGCCCAGGCGTCGCTGACCTTGCCGTCCGGCTCCACCCAGATCCCGCTGCTCCTGACGATGGGATCATCGACCGGGGTCAACTCGATCAGTGTCGAGATCGCGATCGAGACGGACACCGCGTTCAACGCTTCGGTGATCGACAACCCTGCCGTCGATTACGACGATGTTGTCGCTCTTGCCATCGAAACGGACAGCGTGTTCGAGGCGTTCGGCACTGGTCTTCTCGCCGTCCAGGGCACCTACTACCTGTTGAACCTGACCGAAGAGGACGAGGACACGCTGGTTCTGACACAGCAGTCGGCGGACAGCCTCACCTTGACCGCTTCCAGCGAGGACACATCTCAGACCCTCACCGCCACCAGCGAGGACAGTTCATTGACGTTGACAGTCGTTTCAGAGGAGCAGGGTTAGATGCCCAGCGAGCGCCCAGCGCCGCCTGAGCCGAACACCCCGAACACCGGCAGGATCGGCAAGTACCGGGCGGTTCCGATCATGCCCTCCAAACAGGAGAGGGCAAAGAAGAACCTTGCCGTTGGCGCTGCCGCAGCAGGGTTCGCGGCTGCTGTTGTGATCGACATCGTGCTGAGGGTCGTCTGATGCGCTCGGTGGGCGGTGAGACGGTTCAGGTGTCGATCGACCAGGGAGGGGCTGGCACCACAGAGCTGATCGCGGCGGCACCCGGCTACCGCTACGCGGTCATCAATTACACGGTTGTCATGTCTGCGGCGGGAACCTATGCGTTCTCGGACGGGACGGACTGGCTTACCGGGGACATCCCGGTGGCAACGAACGGTGGTGTGTCCTCTCCTCATGCGGAGCAGGAGTACCCATTGTTCGTGGGTGGCGTGAGCCGCCCGTTGTCTATCACCACGACGGGCGGATCAGCCCACGGGCACCTGTTGGCCCGGAAAATCTAGGAGAGAAGGATGGCACCTGGACTTGCTTCCACGATCGCGAACGAGATCATCGACGCGCTCGGCGGAACGAACGACTGGACTGCCCCGACCGCCTGCTATGTGAAGCTCCACACCGGGGATCCCGGCACGGCGGGCACGGCGAACGCTGCCGGCGAGACGACCCGCAAGCAGGTTGGCTTCGGTGCCGCGTCGGCGGGGGCCGCGTCGAACAGCGCGGCCGTGACCTGGACGAGCGTTTCCACCACGGAAACCTATTCGCATGTCTCGTTCTGGGATCATCTGACGGCAGGCAGTTTCCTGTACTCGGATGCTCTGGCCGCGTCGAAGGCTGTGACTGCCGGTGACAACGCCGAGTTCGCCACCGGCGACATCGACCTGAGCATCACGCCTGTGGTGTCGTAATGGCCCGGTACACCCTGGGCGCTCGGATGACGAGCGCCCCCACGTCAACGCTACCGGGAATGTCGCTGTACGGCACCGCGTCCGGGGCCGTCAGGTTGCGCGAGTTGTGGATCTTCAACACGACCAGCACGGCCTGCCAGGTGGCGTTGCAGCGCCTCACCACGGCAGGCACGCAGGGCGCGACGCTCACCGAGCTTGAGTACGACGACGCCTCCGTCACACCGCAGGCGGCAGGGTTCAACTCGCACAGCGGCGGGCCGACGATCACGACCGGGAACCTCGTACTCGGCTCGATTGGAGCCGCGATCGGTGCAGCGATCGTGTGGTCGTTCGGTGACACCGGCATCGTGATCCCGGCAACCGCCAACAACGGACTGGGGATCACGACACCCACGGGCACGGGGCAAATCTGCGATGTGACCTGGGTCTGGGACGAGTAACGCCCGGTGGCGTTCCCGACCATCCCGACGACAGCGGCGAACACGCTGCTCTCGGCAACGACGAGCACCGCCAGCACGACCCACACGTTCCCTAGCCTGACAACACTCGCCCCGCAGGCGGGTGACCTGATCATCGCGATCTGCGTCATGTACGAGGGCGACACCAGCCCGCAGTTCTCGTCGTGGGGGGCGTCGCTCACCGAGATCCTGGACGATTCAACAACAGGAACCGGCAACGGAGCCATCGGGGTCGCGTACAAGGTCGCGTCGGGCAGCGAGTCAGGCACGTTCACCGTCACGTCGGCCGACTCGTGGAAGTCGGTGCAGTTCCTGATGCGGATCCCGGCCGCGACATGGCGCGGATCGGGGTCACCGCCGGAGGTGCAGGCCGCGTCCCGCGCGTCAGGTGCGGCAGCAGACCCAGGATCGTTCGACCCGTCCGGTTGGGACGCGGAGGACACGCTCTGGATTTGCGTTGGCGGGCAGACAGAGACCTCCACGACCGGCAGCCCACCGGTCATCTCGGCATCACCGACGAACTGCTCCGGCGATCTGATCGTCGCTCGCGCTGCCGATGCGGTGGGTGACATCACCGCAGGTGTCGCCTTCCGCCAGTTCAACGCCTCGGCCGAGGACGTGGGGGTGTGGACGGGATCCAACTTCATCCGTGGCAACGGTGTCGCGACCGTGATCGCCGTTCGCCCTGCCCCCGTTGTGGAAGCAGACCTTCCGATCGTGGCGATGCTGCCCCCGGCCCCGGCTGGCTGGCCCCCACACTACAACTAGGAGAGCCGGGTGCCGCAGTACGCTCCGACGCACTCGCTGACACGGGCACCCGTCAGGCAGCCCCGCACGGTCTACCGTGGACTGTGGGCGATCCCTGCCAGCACCGCAACAACGGTCAGCCTTGCGTCTGCTGTTACGGCAGCTGTGCAGATCGACACGGCGACGTTCTCCCGCACGGCAACGTTCGCGACAGCGGTCACCGCCGATGTGGCTGTCGCGACCGACCTGACGCGCACGGCAACGCTAGCCTCGGACAACCCGTACGTGGTCGATGTTGTGACCAGCATCAACCGTGGGGTAGGGTTGGTGTCCGCTGTCACGTCCGCGTTCGACGTGGCAACCGACATGACGATCGCCAGGGCGCTGTCCACCGCGTTCGGTGTGACCCTGACGATCGACACGGCAGCCCCGACCAGGACTGCCACCCTGGCGTCCGACAACGCTTTCGGCGCACAGGTGGACACGGTTGGCACCCATATCGCCACCCTTGCCAACGATCTCGGCCTGACGCTCGATGTGGCGTCCACCCTGATCCGGGGGGTTGTGCTCGCCAGCGACATCCCGCTAAGCGTCGATGTCGTCACCGCGCTCCAGCGTGGCGTGGCGCTTGCGTCGGACAACCCGTACGTGGTGGCGATTGCCACCGACATCGCCAGGGGTGTCGGACTGGCAACGGATCAGCAGCTCATCGCTGCGATCTCCACGGTGCTGACCCGCACCGCAACCCTGGCAAACGATTTGCCGCTGTCGCTGAGCATCGCGACATTGCTGACGACCTCCGGCGGAGGAACCACGCACAGTCTCGCCAATGACCTTCAGTTGGCGTTGGCGATCGTGACGACCCTGACCGCTATCCGCCCGATCGCAACAGACACCCAGTTGTCAGTGGCGATCGACACGGTTCTTACGCGCATCTTCGTGCTGGCTGCCGATCTTCAGGTCACGCTCGGGATCCAGACTTCGCTGACACGCGGAACCGCTGTAAGCACGTCGGTGCAGATCGCTGTGGGACTGGTGTCCGCGCTGACCAGGGGCGCAGCCCTGGCATCCGATCTTCCTGTTAGTCTCAGTGTTGCTTCCGCTTTGACAAGGGTGGCCCGGATGTCAACGTCGATTCCGCTGTCGTTCAACCTATACACGCAGTTTGCCGGTGCCGGCCCGAAGGCGTGGCGAACGCTTCTGCACGCCGGTACATGAGCGACACCTGGGCGGTCGTTGTCCCGTCCGTTCGACGCAACAGTCTCGAACGGTTCGTGGATGCGTGGGCACCGCAGCTCGAAGACAAGCATCTGATCGTCGTTCACGACCACCATACGGTTCCCGGTTGGGCGGTCAACATCGACGCGGAGCATCACGCCTGGGACACGATCGGTCTGGAGCACGCGGCTCGGCGCTCCGACATGATCCGCTCCTGGGGCATCTACCGGGCGTGGGAGATGGGGGCGGCATACACGCTGACCCTGGACGACGATGTGCGCCCGTGCGGCGACCTGTTCTCGCACTACGAGACGGTGTTCCATCATGGTGCCCCGTTGTCGCCGTATCTGAACGTTGGTGCGTTGACGACCTACGGCAAGCCGTTGCGCGGGTTCCCCTACCAGGAGCGCCTGTCGGCAACGGTGGGTGTGCAGTACGGCGGCTGGCACGGTGTTCTGGACTACGACGCCTCCACCCAGCTTTCCGGTGTCAGGGACTACGAGACGTTCGCGCCGGTCGTTCTGCCGGTGCCCCACCATGCGCCGGTCACGGGCTGCATCATGAACTGTGCGTGGCAGACCGGTTTCGCCCCGATCATGTGGCAGTTGCCGCTGATCGACGGCAAGTACAACCGTTTCGGTGACATCTGGTCGGGCCTGTTCCAGAAGAAGGTGCTGGACTATCTCGGGCATGTGATGGTGGTGAACGGCAAGGCCAGCGTCCGGCACCAGCGCGCGTCCGATCCGGTAAAGAACGCTTTTCGCGAGGCCCCCGGCATCCCCCTGAACGAGAACCTGTGGTACGGGCTTGAGGTTGGCGGGTCAAGCATGATCGACGCCTACCGCGAGGTGACCGACTCTGCGGCCGGACTGTTCGAGGACTGGTACTCGATCCCGTTTCTGGAAGCGAGGGACGAGTGGCTGGCCCTGTTCTGACCGACGCCATGTGGAACCGGGCGTCCAGCGTCGATGGCTGGTACGCGCGGAAGGAGGCCGAACTGCTGTTCTCCGCAACCCGTGGCCCGTGGG